ATAAAACATGTAAAAAAAAACAACCATATAAAATAAAACAATCATATAAAACAAAACATAAAATATGTAAAACAAAAAGAAAAAAAAATAATAAAATATGTAAAACAACAAGAAAAAATAATAATAAAATGACTGGAGGTTTAATTGAAAATAAATATATCCCTAAATATTTAAAAATTTTTATTAGTTGTGAAAGTCCTTTATTTAATAATTTAGAGTATAAAACTTCTATGAATATATCAAGTGAAAATACAAATAATAATATTTATTTTAATCCATTAATTCCTTTAGTATCCAGTTATATAAATGGTGATATATCTAAATTTGTAAATGAATATAAATTTATTGATTTAAATAATACAATATTAAATAATAATGTTTTTATTAAAAAAAAGGATAATTTACTTGAAGCAACAAAAGCAGGAAATATTGAAAATAATATTGAACTTACTTTAAAGAATATTTTTAAAATATATTCAACAATTAAAATAAAAAATATAAAATATAAAATAATTGACATAAATTTTAATTCTGGAAATTGGAATATTACTGGAAATGAAAATTTATTAAATAAAATAGACAAAGATGTTATGAGTGGTAATGAATATAAAAAAATATTAAATAATTCGTTAAAAAATAATTTCTTGAAAAATAATTTCTTGAAAAATAATTTCTTGAAAAATAATAAAAATATATATTATGTTTTTGATAGCAAAGATGTAATTAAAAAATACATGGATTATCAAAAAAAATATGATATTTATGTTAGAAATATTAATGACGAAACAACCAAAGATGTTAAAAATAGTATTAATATGTTATTAGGAGAAATACAAAAAAAATTAATAGTTAATAAAAGTAATAATTTAAGGTATTATAAAACTATTACTAAAAATATTTCAAATATTAATGTATTTGAAAAAAAATATATAATTTATATTAAAAAATCAATTGAACAATTAAAAAATTTAATGTATGATACAAAAGGTTATATAAATATTTTTTTAAATTATAATAAAATTGAAAAAGTTATAAAAAATAACTTTGATATATTTATAAATGATATAATTACTGCTGATATAAACAATAATAAAAAATTAGAAATTGACTATAAAAATATAAATATTATAAATAATCTTATAAATAATAATAATAGTATTTTTGATAATAATAATATAAAAAACGAATACGAAAAATATTTATCTAAAAAAAATAAAATAATTAATGAAAATTTAACGAGACAACCTGATACAACAAACGAACCCGATACAACAAGAGAAACTGATACAACAAATGAACCTGATACAACAAGAGAAACTGATACAACAAATGAACCTGATACAACAAGAGAAACTGATACAACAAATGAACCTGATACAACAAATGAACCTGATACAACATATACAACAAAAGAAATAGTTGAAGGTTTATTTGATTATTTTAGAAATTATGGTTTTAGTTCTCTTAGTCAAAATGATATAAATAAAATAAGTGAAAATATAAATAAATTTAGTGAAGAAGAAAAAAATGAAATTAATATTTTATTAGATTTTTATAATAATAAAAATTTTAGTTTACAAGAAGATGTAAAGAAAATATTAGCAAAATATGATATAGAAATAGAAATAGAAGAAGGTGAAGAAGAAACAAAAAATAATGAAGAAACAACGAGAAATAATGTAAATAACCAAAACGGAGGTAAAAGTGAGGAAGAAAAATTAATAGGAACTATTAATGAAAATTTAAAAAATAATAAAAAAAAACAATTAGAATATTATGAAAAAATAAATAATGATTATGAAAATATAGATATTTTTAAATCTAATTATGATGAATATATAAAAAAAACAATAAATGAATTGAAAAAATTATTAAATAAAAATAAAATAATAGATTATGATGAAATAAAAAAAATAAATAATAATAATTATGAAGATTTTTTAAGTAAAATAAATATTAAAAAAGAAACTTTAAAAAATAAATTAATAGATGATAATATAGATAATAATATAAAAATTTTTAATAATGAAAAAGTAATAAAAATATATAATAAATATAAAAAATATTATATAAATTATATTAAATTAATTTATTCAAATTCTTCAAATTCTTCAAATTCTTCAAATTCTTCATTAACTTCAAAAGATATATCACCAAACTTTCAATCAAAAAATTTAAATAGTTTAAATAGTTTAAATAATTTAAATAATTTAAAAATTATTGTTAAATATTTTTTAGAAGAATTAAAAAATAACTTTATAAATAAAAAAAAAATAAAATTATTAATGTATAATATCATTAAAAATAATAATAAAAATAATAATAAAAATAATAATAAAAATATTAATAGTAGAGATATAGTTATTTTTATAGAAAATAAATATAAAAAAAATAATATATCAATTACAAGATTAAATAATGAATATATAAATAAACTATTTGAAAAAATAAAAAAAATAATGTTAGAAGAGATAAGATATGATAAAATAAGTGATATTAATTATTATTTAAAATATCAAGAAATAAAAAGAATATATAAAGAAGAATATAAAAATTACTTGTTGAAGTTATTAAAAATATTAGAAATTAAAGAAGAAAATAAAGAAGAAAATAAATATTTAAGTTATAATATTTATAATGTTAAATTAAAGTTGATTAAAGATGATAATAAAGAATATAATACAATAGAAAAATTAAAATTAAGTTGTAAAAATACATTAAATATATTATAGGTCAATATTCATAGATGATATATTTTTATCGCTTCCACTTCTTTTTCTTCCACTTTTCTTAGGTAATTTAATATTACCACTTAATTCTTTTAAATCATTAATACTTATTGTGCTACTATTATTAGTATAAGAAGAAATATCTTCATTTTTTTGAATATTTTGTTGTATATTTTCATAATTTTGTTCTGTTATATTAATTGTTTTTGTTTTTAATTTTCCTAAAAGTTCATCAATATCACTTGGTCCTTTCATTTCATTTCTTGATGGTATAAAAGATGTTGGGTTAGAATTAGGATTTGTTCTTTTACTTTGTTGAGATGCTTCATTTTTTGTAGGAAATGAATTAATTTGTCCGTAAGGATTATTCCCTCCTCTGTTTGAATAATTAGGTAATGTTTTATCGTATTGTTCATTAGTATATTGTGTTGAAATAGGTGGAGGTGGTCCTCTTCTATTTGTATCATTTAAAACTCCGTCCATAAAATTAGATAAACCAGGACTATTGTTAGACATAGAATTTACTGTTGCTTGTTGAAAAGATCGCATTAAATCTGGATTTTGTTTAAATATATCATCCATACTTGGCATAGAAGATTTAAACATTGTATTTGTCATGTGTATCATCATAGCAGAACCCCCAAGTTGAAATAATAATTTTAATTCAGGAGCAATAGATGCTTTTGATTTATATTTTTCATATAATTCACCAAAAACATCATCATAATCATTAATATTTTCACTAATTTGGTCGCTTAATCCGTCAATTTTAATATCAAAAGGGTCAAACTTATTATTCAAAAACTCAATACCATTAATAAAAGCCAACATCATATTAGCTTGAAATTTAATTGAATTCGATTTATTTTTTTCATCCATAATGGTTTCATACTCTCCTTGCATTTCAGCTAAAGAACTTTCCATATTATATTTTTTACTTAATTTTACACCTTTGTGTTCAAGTTCTTCAAGTTTTCTAATAAACTTAAATTTTTCTCTAAGTAATTCTTCTTTTGTCATTTGATTTTGTGTTGATTTATCAGGATTAATTGGGATATTATTACCCATTTTTTGAAATCCATCCCAACTTATATTATCATCTTGATAATTTGCTGTTGATTTCCCAATATTTGAATATTTATTATCATCATTATCTTTATTATCATCATTTAATTTAATTTCATCAAAAGTTATTTTATGTTCTTCATTAACATTAAATAGGTCTGATTCAAAAAATCCAGTATCTTTTTTTTTATAACTATTGGTTTCATCATCATTATTAAACGATAGTTCATTTAATTCTTTTTCTAAATCATTTAAGTCTTCAAAATCAACATTTTTAGAATAAGAATTCTCTTTTTTTTTATCATTATTCATTAATAATTCTATACCTCCTCCAAAATTTGAAGATTTTAAATTATTATTTGAACTTATTTCAATAATTTCTTGTTTATTCATTAATATATATATTTATTATCATCATTATTTTTAATACTAAACGAATAGTTATTATTTAAATATTCGTTTAGTATTAAAAAATGTTTAACATAGTTTTTGTAAAACATACATTCCTTGTAAAAAACAATCACTTAAATCATCTTTTTTTTTATGTTTATTAAAAAAACTAATCCATTTTTTATTTTCGTTTTTTTCCAATATACTTTGACAATGTTTTATTGAGTTTTTTTTTCTTGTCGAATAATCTGTTTTTTCAACTTCAAGGTCTTTTAATTTAAAACAAGGACTTACCATTTTTATTTCTATTGAACTATTATTAACTAAGAAATACTGCATTATTATAAACGACAAAGAACGCATTTTTGAAGTCATTTGTAATTCAATACAAACACATTTTAAATTATTTAAATATTTTTTAAATAATATATCAAAAGTTTTATTAATAGTTTTACTTAATGTAATTAAATCAAAATCTTTACATTTATTTATTTGAATTGGTTCTAATGTTTTCTCTTGAACAAAATTATTTATAACTTCTATTAATTTTGTTTTTTTAATATTCATATCAAAATTAATATAATATTTATTTGATATTTCTTTCAATTGATTTATATTCAGTTTATTTAATTTTGTTTTTTTCAGTTCTAAAATAGGTAATATATAATCACTTTTCTTAGAATGTTTCAAACAATAACATTTATTATTCTTTATAAATATTGCCTTATTGTTACATACTATATTATTTTTATTTATTTCTAAACAAAACTTTTCATTTGTATCAATCAAATTAATAACTTCCCATTCAATAATTTTATTGATACTTAATTCTGATCCTAAATCTTTATTTTTATGCTTCGCTATTTTAATTTTTTCATCATTTATATTTTCATTTTTTTCATTTATTTTTTCATTTATATTTTCATTTATTTTTTCATTTATTTTTTCATTTATATTTTCATTTATATTTTCATTTATATTTTCATTTTTTTTACTGTTAAAATCAATATCTATATTCTCTTTTTCAAATAAACAAAAAGAAAGATTTTTAATTCCAACATCAATACTTAAAATATAATTCATATCCTATTATATTGAAAATAATTTAATTTTAAGTCTATTTTTTATTTCATTACTATTGATGGAGAAATCATTTTTGAATTTAATTGTTCTCTAGTTAAATAATAATTTTTTAAATCACTATTATTATTACAATATCCAAAAGGTGGTTCTTTGCTTTGTCTATTTGATGTATATGTTATTGGACAAGAAGACATAGGTTTATCAAAAGATGTTGTTGGATTTATTCCCAAAGAATAAAAACATTCAATATTATTATATTTCATTATATCTTTAGCATTTTTTTGTAAATACATTCTATAATCCCAATTTGTATTTATTTTTTCATATTGTCTTATTTTTTCCATAGTAGCTTCTGTTGAATCATAAGCGGTATATAACCTACCATCACTTACTAATGGTGGTTTATTAAAATGTATATTATTACAACCATTATTATCACAAGTTCCCCAAGATGTCATTTTATATTATAATAATATATAAAAAAAAATATTTTGACTTACTTACATTTCTTCTTGAATACAAACATTTTCTTCCAAAACTTTAATTAAATCTTTTTTTGACATTTTATTTATTTTTTTACTGTCATCAATTTTTAATTCAATAACCATTTCTTTTAATTTATCTAATTTCATTTTTTTATAATCTATTATTGAATTATTTTTTTCTTCATCAGAACAAACATCAATTATTTTTATATCTTCATTACTCATATCATTTTCTAAAAGTTTTTCTTCTTTTATTATTTTTTCTTCTTCTAAGATTTCTTCTTCTTCAATAATTTTACCTTTTTCAGAATTTAATATATATAAAACTGCTTCTTCTTCATCATTATCTTTTAAAGTTATTTTGTTATAAATATGTAATTGTTGATTTAAAATTTCATCATTAAATGTATTTTCGTCATTATAAAAAACAAGTTTTTCTATACCTTTTTCAATAACTTCTATGTTATCACGACCTTTTAAATTAACATTTTTTTCAATTATTTTTTTATTATCTTCATCATCATCTTCATCATGATCTTCTTCATCATCATCATCATTGTAATCGTCATCATCATCGTCATCATCGTCATCATCATCATTGTCGTCATCATCGTCATCATCATCATCATTGTTATCATTGTCGTTCTCATCATCAGAAACTTCAATGATATTATTAATTTTAGTATTTATACTATCTTGTTTTTCTAAACTTATAAAATCATTAGGTTGAATATTTTGTATTATTTTTTTCGAAACAAGATTATTTATAATAAATGAATGGTCTTGAAGTTCTTTTGTAAAAGATGTCATTAAATCCATCATACTTTCAATTTTATGATTATGATAGTTCATTTTATGGGTAATATAAATAGAAAAAATAATAATAAAAATAAACAATAATAAAATTATTGTAGTTATAAATGTTGAACCAAATATAATTGAAAAACTCATTATAAATAAATAATATTTTTTAGTTTAATAAAATTAACGAATAATAAAAAACAAAAATAAAAAAATATATAAAACTTAACTACTGCTTAGAATAGTATCTAAAATATCAGTTGGATAATTCATTTCTTTTAATACTTCAATACCTCCTTTTAATTTATTTATACCATTTTTTAATAAATATGTGTGTTTTAATTTTTGAGTATTGTTATCATAAATACTTACCATTTTTTTATTTATTGTATTTGGATAATTTTCTTTCTTATTATCTAAAAACTTTTTTGATAATTCAATAAAATGTGTCGTCATAAAAAATCTACAAAGTTTAATTTTTGTTAAAAAAAGTAAAAATCCATAACCACAATTAATAGCTTCATCAGGATTTGTTCCTGAAAATAATTCATCAAAAATACATAAATGATTAGTTGATTTTTTTGATTTTTTATTAATTATATTTAATATGTCCTTACATTTATTACACTCAGATTGAAATAAACTAAATCTGTCTGATGTATCTAAGATATTTAAATAGCAATGTATATATTGAAATGGATATAAAAATCCCTTATCAAAACATCCAACACCAATTTGTTGAGATAGTATTGTATTTATTAAAACAGATTTTAGTATAGTTGTTTTTCCAGAGGCATTTACACCAGTAATAATTACATTATTTTTAAAATCAAAATCATTTTTAACTTTATCATCATTTTTCATTAAAACAGGATAAAACATATTTTTATAGATAGTTTTATTTCTATTTTTCTTAGATAAAAAGGATACATAATTCATATTTTTGTCATTATGAATATTTTTATTTACTCCATTTAAAATATCTATATATCCATTAAATCCAAAAGAATATAAAAAAGAATTATTTAATTTTTCATCATTATATAATTTATAAAATAATTGTAATATTTTTCCAATTTGTAATGTTTTTTTAAAAGAAAAAGAAAATGGAAAATCTATTTTATCTAAATCTTTATCAAAATCTTTTAAATATTCAATATTTTCTTTCAAAGTATTATTAAATAATGAATATGAACTCATATTTGATGTTAATGTTTGAAAGTTATTATATTTAATAATAGTTTCTTTAATATAATCTTGAATAATGTGTAGTTTGTTATGTATATAAATCATATTTTTATAAAATCTTATACAAGTTATTATATTTGTATAAATTGAAAATAAATAAAAAAATCCTGATATTATTAAATAAACTTTCTTATCCATTTCAACTTTATTAAAATCAGTAAAAATCTTACCTAATGAATGTTGTGACATAAGTTGATATAATATTTTTCTATATATTTTAAAAGTTAAAGAAGTTCCTTGCATATTTATAATGAAAAAAGGAATAATTAAAATAAGTAGTGGAGTTATAAATGATACAAGTGGTGAAAAAATATTATATATACTAAGAAATTGTAAAAAAAACTCATTATTATTTAAAAATAATAAGTTTTCATAATCTATATATAGATATTTTTGTAAAAATCCATTATCATTTTTTATTTCATTATATGTTTCAAGTAATTCATCATAAGTTTCTTCTTTAGAACATTTTATTTTATCTATATTTTTTATTATATATTGTGTATCTTTTAAAAAAATTGTATTTGTCGTATAATACTCAGGAAATATTTTTAAAATATTCATTCCAAAAATTGTTGATGGATTAAATATTATATCATATATAGGTTTTTCTTCTTCTTGAAGTTTTACATCTTTTATTTCATAAATATTTTTTTCACAATTTTCTTTTTTTTCTATTTCAGTTTTTATGTGTTTTTCTTGTTTTTCTTGTTTTTCTTGTTTTTCTTGTTTTTTTATTAATTCTAAGTCTTGAATTATATTTTTATTTAAACTTTTATTTTTAATATATGAAATAGGTAATTTAAAAGTTTTTAAAATATCATTATTAATTTTTGTTATTCCTATTTTTTTACATTCTTTTTTATCAATGTTTTCATTATTATCTTGACCAAAAACATGAACCATTAACATTTCCATAATATTTATTATAATAATATTAAAATAGTAAAAAAAATACGATTTATTAATTATATTTTTTCATTAAAATTACTTGGAAATTCTTGTATTTCTGTATTATAGTAATTTTCTATTTCTTTTAATATAGAAACATCTCTTTTTGTAATTAAATTAATAGCAGTTCCTTTTTTACCAAATCTTCCTGATCTTCCAATTCTATGTAAATAATTATATTTACATTTTGGTAAATCAAAATTAATAACTATACTTACTTGTTGTATATCTATACCTCTTGATGTTATATTTGTTGATATTAATACTCGATATTTTCCATTTTTAAAATCATTATAAGTTTCTTGTCTTTCATTTTTTAGCATTTCACTTTGTAATCTACAAACTGGAAAATTATCTTTTAATAAACTTTCATACAAAACATTTACTCTGTTAATACTATTACAATAAATAATACTTTGTGATAATGATAAAGAACCATATAAATCTTTTATTACATTATATTTATCATTATCATTTTCTAAAGCAATATAGTATTGAGAAATACCTTCTAATGTTAAACATTCACTTTTAATTATTATATTTACTGGATTTTTCATAATATTATTTGTTGATAATTTTTCTGGAAGTGTAGCACTATATAAAACATATTGTATTTTTTCTTTATTTTTTAAGTTATCTATAAAATTGAAAAATTGCTCATTAAATCCATGTGAAAAAATTTCATCAGCTTCATCTACCATTATTGTTTTAATACTATTTGTATTTATTAATTTTCTATTAATTAGATCATTTAATCTTCCCATACAAGCAATAATTATATGAGGTTTATTATTTTTTAAATAATTAGTATCTTCATCTATAGATTTTCCACCAACTAAATTATATATTTTAATACCATTCATCATATAACTTAATTTTTTTATTACATCGTATATTTGATTTGTTAATTCTCTTGTTGGTGATATTATTACGATTTGTAATTCTTTTATTTTTAAATCAACAATAGATAAAGCACCAATAGTAAAAGCACCAGTTTTTCCTGTTCCGCTCTGACTTTGTGCTATAATATCTCTTCCATTTTTTATGGAAAGAATACTTTTTTGTTGGATTAAACTGGGTGTTTCAAATCCAAAAGCATATATTCCTCTAAGAAGATTTTCAGAAATATTTATTTCATCCCAATTTTTAAATGTTTCATAATAATTTTCATTATTTGAGTTTTCATTATTTAAGTTTTCATTTTCTTTAATTTCTTTAATCATAAATAAAATATATTAGTTTATTTTAATACATTTAATAATTAAATATAAAATTAATATAAATAATTAATATATTACATATTATATTCTTTATGTTTCAATATAAAAAATATAATATCAAAGATTTTGATATTATTCACAGTAATAATTTTAATTATAT